TCAGCCTGCTCTTTAGATGCTGGCCAGCCGTTGTAGCTAGTCTGCATTTAACTTAACAGTAGCTTAACTTCATCGGCAGTAATGCCTAACTTGGCTAGTAGTGCGGCTTTGTCGGATGCTGCCTTTGTATCTTGCTGAGCTTTCCAGGCATCTACTTTGGCAAAGCCAGCCTCAAACTCAGCTTTAGTAATTGGCTCACCTTTAATCCATTGAATAGAATCAAAGTCATTACCTGAAATGACCCACTCTTTATCGGGACATAGCATTGTTAATACTTCTCCACCTTTAGCCATTATGCACCTATCTCCATAAGAATAATTGTTGAAACTGCACCGTTAGCACCAGCAGAATTTTGAACATACACGGTGCCACTTCCAGCTGTCCGTGCAAACTGTGTTTTGTATGTTGTAGCTGATGTAGTTGCAGGAGTATCTTCATAGTTAAAACTCACCGACCCGTTATTAAACAAGCTTGAGTTTGTCCAGCCTTGTCGGTCTGTAATTTTGCTTATTTCACTTGCACCGCGAAATAAGGCTAATTTAACAGTTTGTCCTGAAGTGGTATCAGGAGTAACACCATTGTGACTTACCAATACTAAGACTTTTGAAGTGGCAGAAGTTGGCGTAATTGTTGCGGTTAAACCCGTATCAACTAAAGATGTTGAAGTGGTTGTAGTTTCAGAGTTAATTGTACCCATAACAACCTTTAAGACTTTGCCACCGCCTGCAGGTGCAGCCCAACTAGGAATACCGCCCGCTACTGTAAGTACTTGACCTGTTGAGCCAATTCCTAAACGGGCAGGCGTTGAACCACTAGATGAGTAAATGGTATCGCCTGTTGTAGTCATTGGATTAGTCATACCTGTTGTATCTAAATTAGCCCAGGCGCTACCTGTGTAATAGGTAGTAACGTTTGTATCTTTGAGGTAGGCAAACTGCCCCTCTTGCGGTGAGGTAATAGCTGCATCTCGTGCCGCCGCTGAGGCAAACACTAATACGCCTTGCATTAGGTAGCCGTTAGTGTCAGCTGCCGTAAGTACCTCGCCAGTAGTAAAGGTCTTAAAACCTAATCCAGCTGCCATAGTCCTATCTCCTTAATAACTTAATACGCCGCTGTCAAGCAAGCCGTATATGGATGAGTTTAATATAAAGCCGTCAATAATTGGCTCTAAAGTGGTGAGTGTTGTTTTCCAGCTATTAGGCGTGATGCTTTGAGCTACGCCAAACACCTGCAAAGTCTTAGTAAGGGTTGAGCCCCCAGGTTGGTTAGTTGTAATAGTTACAGGGTCAAAGTAATCAAGGTCTAGAGCTGCAATAATGCCCGTATTGTAATTATCGGTATAAAGGTCTAGCTGAATAGCATCGCATCTAATACTCGTCTCAGCCCTAGATGCAACGTATGCCTGTGCATAGTCCAGGGCCACGGCATCGGTTTGCATTAGTAGGTTTTGCTGGTTATAGCTATGCACAAAATATTTATCTATGCTGGGCTGGTTAATAGCTACTTGGGCTGTGCCCCCTGTACGGGTAACGCTGGCTGAGTTGTAAACTAAAGTATCGTCAAGGCGCCACACCGCGTTAAAATAGCCAATATCTGTACCGTTATCGTTAAATACTGTAGGCGTAGCCCCTGTACTGCCAGCGGTTACGTTACGATCTTGAAAGACAAACGAGCCAGCGGCATCTACATACAAGGCCCCGTACTCGCTAGTCTCTACAGTTTGCATAGCTGCAAGGCTTGTGCGGGCTGTGCCTGGGTCTGCTTGCATTGTGGTTAGCCCTGCATCTACGTCACGCATAGAGGCAGGCCAGTCAATAGCATCTAACAAGGCGTTAATTCTTGTACCGCTTAGCTGACCCGCTGAGGTGCCCGCTACGGTACTGATCTGTGCGTTTTGTGCCAGTCTAAAAGCATCTACCGCTTGTATGGTTGTATAAACTACGTCATTAGCATTTTTAGGTGTAGTAGTTGTATAGCTAGTAATAAAGCCTGAAAAGATAGGGTAAGTAACAGCCCCGTAAGTAGCCGTAATTTGTACTTTACGCATAGGCGTTAAAAGCTGAAAATAGGGGCTGGCTGGGTTTTGGGGGTTGAACGCGCCCGTTTGGTCAACGATACGCAGCGATAGGGTGCCCGTTTGGAATTGGTCAGCCTGAGCGTTACGGCCCCTAATAGTTTGGATGCTGTCTACTACGTTGGATACGTCCACAATAACGGCGGCGCTGTCTGCTAATACGTTAGTGCCTAAAATGCCAGTATCTAAAATCATAGCCTGAGCAAAGCTAGGGCCAGTACTAAAGTTAATAACAGCGTTTACTACTGGCACGGTCATACTGCTATGGCCCCTGCGTAGGTAGTCAGGTAGCCTCGGCGTGCTATCTCATTAAGAGCGTTTTGCACGGCATCTACAATTATATTTTCATCGCCTATAACCCCAGCGGTTACGTTAATTACGTTATTAGTATAATTCTCGTCTTTACGTTGGTTAGGGTTAAAATCTCTACCCGCTACTGGCATATTAAGGCTAAGGCCAGCGACAGCTGAGGTCAGGTTAGGAACGTTGGGGCTAATTGGAGACGGCATAAAACCTTGTGGGCTAGTTTTAACACCGCCCATAGAGGCTAATATAAGTGCGGCTTGAGCAAGGTTTTCTAGGTTAATTAGATCCTTAGGCTTGAGACTATTTAAGATATTACTTATACTTAGTAGTGTTGCATCTTGTTTTTGCAAAGTGCCTAGTATTGCTAAATCTTTGTTTAATTTAGCTGTAGCCTTTTCTATGGATGCCGTATCCTTTGAGGCTATCGCATCTTCCAAGGCGTTTATATCTTGCTTAACTCTAAGGCGCTGTATGTCATTGGCAATTGCTAATACCTGTGAGCCAGTAGTGGCTTTACCTAAAGCCTCAGCCTGGCCAATAAGAGCTGCATTAAGTTGGATTTTATCTAAATCAAAAACGTCTGCGCCCTTAGCTAAAGCTAGGTTAGCCTTGTCTATAGCTAAAGATAATTTTTTAGCATTGGCTGCAGCTAATAGCGCCGCTGCTGTTTTCTTAGTCTCTAAAGTAATCTTTTTAGCATTAGCAAGGGCTAACGCATCGGCTGCCTTTTTAGCATTGTATGAACTAAAGCCACCTGCCCCTGCAGACTTACTAGCAGCTCTTGCTTTATCCTGCGCTTCAAACTCTGCAAAGGCTTTGTTAAGATCACCCAGCATATTAAAGGCACCGCTGCCAGTAATTATGTCTAATACTCGTGCAAAACGTGCAGCGTAAATAATGGCAGTACCTATAGCGCCTGACATAGACTCTATCAAGCTAAGGGTTTTAGGCAGGCCACCTTCACCGCCTAAAATTGCAAGGGCATCTACTAAATCTTTGCCTAATGTCTCGGCTACGTTTGCACTTGCTACGCTTAACTTGTCTAACGATCCTGCGTAAGAGTTAGCTGCTATCTGCGCTTGGCCACTACTGACCTTAGCTACCTGAGCTAAAATATCCTCAAAGCTCATAGCTGCTAGCTCAGCTTTAGTCAGGCCTAGCTGGTACTTCATTAGGCCACGGGTATTACCCTGATAGGCCTTTGATAGATCTGCCGACACGCTTACTACGTCAACCCCACTCATAGCGCTAAGGTCAAGGGCTGTGCGTAGTAAATCTTGCGACTTAATATAATTGCCCGTACTGGTCAGTAACATCTGATAAGCAGGGCGTAACTTGTCATCGAGTACGCCGTATTGTTTTTCTAACTCAGATATAAAAGTTTTAACGGCTGGGTCAGCAAAGGCTAGGCCTAAATTATTAAGAGTTTTGCTTAGTACCTTAGCGGCTTTGTCATCGGCTGCAAAAGCCTTAACGGCCTGCATCGCACCTCTTGCGCCAAAGGCAATACCAAACGCCCCAGCTAAACCTTTTACGCTTTTAGTAAGTGTCTTAGTAGCTGTCTCTGCCTTACTAAATGCTTTTTTGCCTGTGTACTCGGCGGCTATATTTATTACTACTGAAGGATCAACAGCCATTACTTAACCCCCATAGCGTTGTAAAACTTAATCTTTGAGTTTTCTATAGCCTTTAATACAGCGGCGTTAGTCTTGCCGCCGTCATTGGCCCAAGCTCTAAAGATTGCACGGCCTCGCATTTTACGGGATCGTTTGCCTGCGCCAGTTTGATTATTGGCATCTACTATCTGACCGTCCGCGTTTATAGCATCTATAAATTGTTTACCTGCGTACGGGTTTGCGCTGCGGCCTTCATTTTTATTACCTGAGCGCACCATTTTGCCAAAATCTTTGTGACCAGGATACACAACAGGTTTCAAGCCTGCCTGATCTCTGCCCTGAGGATTGAGGCGCCCCGCTGTCTCATAGATTGCACCTGCGGCACTATTGTTTACAATACGAGCTACAGCTCTAAAACCCTGATTATTAGGCTTTGAAGGTGAGGTTTTATAACCTATCCCACCTTTAGCTTTGCCGCTATCCCATATTGGGAATCTACCTGTAGTTGTAGGAGCTTTGCCCCAACCCGATAAAGGCGAGGTACTTGGCACAAAACCTCTAGCAGTTTTAACAATAGGGGCTAAAAGGCTTGCTAACTCTTTGCGAGTCTCTTTCGCTAACTCAGGGCTAAACTTTTTTATAGCCTTGCGTAGCTCAAGGGCGCCTCTTACCTCTACTGGCATTTTGCTGCTCCTTAGCTTTATCGTTTATTACCCTGAGCATATTTTTAAACATAAAATCGTCCAGGTCTAGCAGATACTGGGGCGCGATACCCGTTTCAACGGCTAGCTGCGCTATGAGGTAACCAAAACTACCGCGCCCCACTATTGCGAAGGGTCATCCTCCAACACCTCAACCTTAGCTAAAGTGTCTAAAAATAACGCTCCAAAAACAGGTACTTCAACGCCCGCTGATCTAAGGCACTCGTGCGCTAGCCAGTAAACATCACTCTGCTTTTCATCATCTCTAAAGGCTTTATGAAAACCTTTTTTTGCATATAACTCAAAGGCCCACTCTATTTTTGGCGTTATCTGATGCTCAGATACCGTACCGTCAGCCCTTGTTATTTTGAGTTTTGCCATTGTGTTAGCCCCTTTTCTTTATTCTTATGGTGCGGTTGTAATTACGATTGGTGAGTTACAGGTAAATGTGAGGCTCTGCATTGATTCATCTGCTACAGCGCCGTTAATATCTTGTGTGTTATTAACTAAAACTGTAGTGCTATATAGCGGGTTAGTTGTTGATACTGCCGCGCTTGTCTGCTTTAGCGTTAGTGGCACGGTTGTACCCCACGCAGCTTGCAAAGTTGCACGTACTGAACCTGCACCTGAGGCAGCATCATCGTTTAGAAAATCTAGCGTAATAGTGCTGGCCTCTAAGCCTTTTACAAACTTGTGAGCTGTATCGCCCATAGCTGTTACCTCTAGCTCGTCAAAAGTCCTAGAAATGCTTGCGCTCGTTACGTGATCTGATAGCACTACTGAGTTAAGAGTAGCCACTACGCCGTTTGATAAGAAAATTGCCATTAGGGCTATTCCTCTACTTTCTGTGTTGTTGTTTCTT